TATGCAAGTTGAGGTTAAGGGTGGTACTCTGCAATTTGCTTGTCGTAATTTGTGGGTTACTGCCCCTCAGCATCCTCGTATCATGTGGGCTTCTCGTACTGATGAGGCTTTAGCTCAGCTTATTCGTCGCATAGATGTCATCGAATGTTTTGGACCTGAACCTGGGGAACCTGCTCCTATGGTAGATGGTTTTGTAGCAGCTAATTAAATTCATCTTACATTTCTATGTCAATTGCTTCTTCGTCGGGTATGATGAATGGTTCTACGTCAACTGGTTCCCTTGGTGATTCCACAACGTGTATTGTGTAGTTTTTGTCTCTGTCTAGTTTCACTGTAACGTGGAACTCGTATCCGAAGAAATTTGCTATTAGGTTGCATATGCAATGCAATTTTTCCACCACTTTGTGTGGGTTTCTGTCTACCGTCGTACGTTCACTCATTTTTTTTAAAAATTATGTGTGGTTCATTATTTTAGTGTGGATACACTATGTCTAAACGAACTCGTACTGAAGAGGGTTATACCGAGCGTGCTCGTATCGCTCGTGCTATTAACGCTCGTATTAACAAAAGATTTCCTTTTAAGAATTATGGACGCTCGTACTCTAAACGCGGTGTTGCTGGTTCTCCTTCTATGCTCGCATATGGAGACAGCTGGAAATCTGCTACGCCTGCTCAGCGTGCTGCTCGTAAAGAGTATGGTTACTATGGCCGCGGTGGTATTATTGCTGATTTGGCTAAAGTGGGAGGTGCTGCTTTAGGTGGTATGGTTGGAGGTCCTGCTGGAGCTATTGCTGGTGAAGGACTTGGTGGTTATCTTGGTGGAAAGCTTGAGGGTCGTGGTCTTTACACCGGCCGTTCTGGACATTACACTGGCCGCGGTTTATATAGTGGCCGTGGTACTTATGACTCCAATTCTCTTGTTACTGGCGTTGATGCTTCTGGTGAAAGACTTGTCACTCGTCCTTCTATTGAATTTGGCAGTCCTAATGATGAGACTGGTACTCTTATTCTTGGTAACAAGGAGTATGTTGGTGATGTGTATGGACCTGCCAATTCTGACTTTACGAATACTTCGTATGATTTGAACCCTGGTCTTGTTAGCAATTTTCCGTTTTTAGCCCAGTTTGCTCAGAATTTTGAGGAGTATGAATTTATTCAAGTTGTTTTTGAGTTCCATTCAACTGTTGATGCCAGTTCTACGAACAATCCTAATGGCAACACCGGTACCGTTATTATGGCCACGAATTATAATGTCATGGCCCCTCCTTTTGTTGATAAGGAGCAGATGATTCAGTATCACGGCGGTGTTTCTGGTCGTATGACAGAAAACCTTATTCATGGTGTTGAGTGTGATCCTTCTAAGTCTTCTGGTGCGCCTCAGAAGTATGTTCGTACTGGTCTGCCTATTAACCAAGACTTGAAGACTTATGATCTTGGTCGTTTTCAAATTGCTTTTCAGAATATTCCTGCTGCTTATCAGAATCAGCAAGTTGGTGAGCTTTGGGTTTCTTATCGTGTGAAGCTTTGCAAACCGCGTTTGTTTACAGCTCTTGCTGGTGGTATTCAGCAGTTCCGTGGTACTACTTCTGGTACTGAACCGCAAGGTACCGGGCCCCAGGGCCCCGCTCCTCCTCTCTTGACAGCTGTTAATAATTCGCTTGCTATGCAATGTGATTGGGTACCCTTTACTACTTATACTCAAACCGTTGATAGCTTTCAGGCTTGTGGTTACAAGTTAACTTTTCCTGCGTCTGCTAGTGGAGTTTTTGAAATCAAGATTTTTATGTCTATGCGTGGTGCAGATATTGGTATGAGCAGTGCAGTAGTAAATCAAGCTATCGGTTGTTCTTATGTTACTCCTGGTCAGGTTACTCTCGGTTGTGCTACCGGCGGTGATGGTTCTGCCGGTTCTAAGGGCGATTGTGGTTCTATTCTCACTGGTAATGTTGAGAATTACAACGATATGTACTCTATGGTTGATTTTGGACCCCAAGGTGTTGCTATTACTGGTGATTCTGGTATTTCTTCCAGCGTTTGCAATTTCACGAACTTTTCTGATCTCTATGGTCAATGGCAATCCGCTAGCACCACTACGAGTTGCACTGGTTATGTTACTATTGCTCATGTTCGTGTACGTGCAGCTACTGCTGGAGTTGATAATACCGTTTATCTTCCTGTTTGTCCGTATGGTAATGGTCTTAGTATTTATGGTCGTACTATTACGGTTACTGAGATTTCTCCTTTCCAGGCTATTAGCAACACCGTCGATCATTCGCAGTATCAGAACAACGCCGGTGTTTATGTTGATACTGGCCCTCAATTTCCTAACGTTGTTTAGGTTTGCAGCTTTTCCCCGTCCATAGGGTTGATTTTTTAACTTAAATAAGTTCTTCATTATTTTTTGGGTATTATGCCTCGTATCAAACAAGAAAAACCTCGTCGTGCTGTTGCTACTCGGTATCCTCGTGCTGCTGGTGGCTCACCTTCTACTTATCGTTCTACTAGTTCTGTTTCTCGGCAGCCTCGGCGTGTTGGAACTGTAAGCGTTAGTCGTCCCGTTTCTGATTGTCCTATATGTTTGGAATCGGGTGCTGATTTTACCACTCGGTGTGGTCATTCTTTTCATCCTGAATGTATTGCTGGTATCTTAGTAGAAGGTGTTCCTCCCAAATGTCCTATGTGTCGTGCTAGTATTATTAATGATATGGTTGATGATTCTCGCGTTGTCCGCGCTTACTTTGCTAGACGTCAGGACGATGAAGATTTCGACGATTATGGCAATTTTCGTAATTAGTTTCACTTGTAATTTTAATTACTTTTTTGCGTTTTTTATTAGTGACATAGCCGAGTATTACCTATGTCACTTTTGTGCACTTCTTTTGTGCACTTTGTTTTTGTTTGGCCGACGGCCAAAAAATTTTGACTTGACTCAAAATTCGTTTTTTGTCCCGCCGCATACGTGGGGAGCCAGGGACTTTTTTGAAAAAAAATTCTAAATTTTGTCTATTAAATATTTACGGATATTTTTTTCAAATTTTCAAATTTTTGGTTTTGTGTTTCATTTTTTTCAAAAATTTGCCCAGCAACGGCTATATTTGTCCCACCGTTTGGCGCAGTAATTTGTTTTTGAGAAATGACCAGTCTACCGTCGTACGTTTTGTTTTTTGTGCACTTTGTGCTTCACTTTTTTCTGCGGTTTGATCTCTTGCGAATTTTATGTCGTCTGATCAAAGGAAGCTTTATACATGGCAGGAACTGTACGATCGCGACATTGGTGTTGGACGCTCAACAACTACACCGATGCCCATCGAGAGTTCCTCTCAGCTTCCGTCGCCGCCGCAGCATCCTTTCTCATTTATCAGCCCGAGCGCGGAGCCGAAGGCACCCCTCACTTGCAGGGATTCGTCACCTTTGCCAATCCGCGTGCCTTCGCCGGTGTACGACGGTTATTTGGGGAGCTCAATCCCCACCTCGAGCGAATGCGAGGCACTTGCCAGCAAGCCATCGACTACTGTCGAAAGGACGACTCACGCGACGCTGGAGCCGGATTTGCCGTTCAGGTCTTCGGTGTTGAGCCAGACGGACCTGGACAGGGAAGTCGGACAGATCTTGCTGCAATTGGCGAACGTCTGCGCACGGGTGAAGCGGTTAAGTCCGTTGCCGAGGACCACCCAGCCGATTTCATCCGTTACTCCCGAGGTCTCCTCGCCTACGCACAATTATTCGCTCCGCAAAGAACCGTTAAAACGCGAGTTTCCTGGTTTTATGGCAACACCGGACTCGGAAAGTCTCACGCCGCGCGGGAAAGGAGTACCGATGCCTATTGGAAGTCATCTTCGCACACCTGGTGGGACGGTTATGATGGGAAATCCGACGTCGTTATAGATGATTACAGGTGTTCGTTTTGCAAATTTTCTTATTTATTGAATTTATTTGATGAATATCCTATGCAAGTTGAGGTTAAGGGTGGTACTCTGCAATTTGCTTGTCGTAATTTGTGGGTTACTGCCCCTCAGCATCCTCGTATCATGTGGGCTTCTCGTACTGATGAGGCTTTAGCTCAGCTT